CTAAAACTGGCGGTTTTAAAGACGCAACTCTTGTGTCGCACGTTCATGCTGCAAGTTCGTCAGCTAGCACATCCGTTTCAGTTTCTGATGATATTGATTCTTGGTCTGCGTCATTCGGTTCATATGACGCTGGAATGTATGCATTTGGTGGTATAGCGTCAAATGCTGGTAATAATGGTGAAACAATCAGCATGGGATCGTTAAGTGGTTCTTTTAAAAATAACGAGAATAGAGCTGTTAGCCTTGCTAGGTCAAGAACGCACAAACATACAGTTGGCGTGACTACAACAGTAACTACAACAGTTGGCACAGAAGGTGTTTCTGGTACAAACCGAAACCTTCCTCCATATTATGCTCTAGCTTTTATTATGAAGGTTTAATATGCCAGCAGTATCTAGAATTGGGGATACTTCTACAGGGCACGGTTGTTTTCCACCGACGACAATGGTGAGAACACCGATTCAAAAGACTTTTATTAATGGGCAGAAACCAGGAGTTAAAGACGAGCAATGTCAGTATTCTGCCCATACTTGTGGTTTAGTAACACATCCAGATAATAGCAGATACCCAACTGAGGGTTCTGAAAAAACATACATCGAGGGTTTTTTAGTCGCTAGAATTGCTGATGCTCTAGCTTGCGGTGATGTTATTGGTGAAGGATCTCCAAATACTTTTGTAGAGTAAACTAAATATATCTTATGGCAAGAAATACTAGAACATTTTCAGACTTAGACTTAAATTTCACGGCTCATCCAGTGACGAAAGATCTCACACAAAAATTTGATGAGAATTCGATTAAGCAAGCACTTAAAAACCTATTACAAATTAGACACTATGAGAAACCCTTTCATAGTGAAATCGGTAGCCCATTAAGAGAACTTCTTTTTGAGCCAATCACTCCTCTTACAGAAGTGATGGCTAAAAGAGCTATTATCGACTTGGTGGCGAACTTTGAACCAAGGGTTGAACTTATTGATGTTGAAGTTATAGCATCTGAAGACAATAATTCGTTATATGTAAATATTGTATTTACTATCGTAAATACCGAACGTCCAATAACTCTTGAATTCGTATTAGAGAGAACACGATAAATGGCACAAAGCACAAAAAGAATTAAAGTTAATGCGTTAGATTTTGACGAAATCAAGGACAACCTTAAAGCGTTCCTTTCGGCACAAGATAAATTTCAAGACTACGATTTTGAAGGTTCTTCTTTCAATATTCTACTTGACGTTCTAGCGTATAACACTCACTATAATAACTTATATACAAACCTTGCTGTTAACGAGATGTTCTTGGATTCAGCAAGTAAGCGTGCATCTGTTGTTTCTCTTGCTAAGATGTTAGGTTATGTTCCTAACTCTGCTAAGTGTGCCAAAGCATATGTTAACGCAACGATTACTGCTCCAACATATAACCCAGACGTTATTACTCTACCAGCTAACCAACCTTTCTTAACTTCTATTGATGGTGTTTCATATACATTCTATAATACTTCAGACGTTACAACGGTTGCGACTGGCGGTACTTACTCTTTCAACAACGTTGAGTTGATTGAAGGTATTCCTTTACAATACAGTTATACAATCCGTGAAGGTCAGAAGTATATTATCCCAAACCAAAACGTTGACTTATCTACTCTAGTTGTTAAGGTTAGAGAAACTGCAGACGATGATACGTTTGTTGTTTATACTCCAGCAGAAACTTTGACTGAAATGGATTCAACAACCAAGTCTTACTTTATTAAAGAGTTAGATGATGGTGTTTATGAATTATATTTCGGCGACGGTGTCGTTGGTTATAGACCATTGGATGGTAATTATCTAACAATGGAATATTACGTTTCTTCTCTTGAAGGACCAAACGGTGCTAACACTTTCTCTTATGCAGGTACTGCTCTTTTAGGTTCTGGTCTTACTGTTGTTGCTTCTACTGCTGCTCTTGGTGGTGCTTCTCCAGAAGATATTGAATCAATCAAGTATAATGCCCCACGTTTATTCGCTGCTCAAAACCGTGCTGTTACAACCGAAGATTACAAATCCTTAATCTATAAAAACTTCCCACAAGCAGCTTCAGTGGTTGTTTGGGGTGGAGAGGATAACGACCCTCCAGTTTATGGTAAAACATTTATTTGTGTAAAACCAACTGATACTTCTGCTTTAACTGATGCGCAGAAAGACTTTATTAAGAACCAAATTATTGCACCAAAGTCAGTTGTTTCTATTACACCTGAGTTTATTGATCCAGAATACTTTAACGTTGAAGTTGATGTTACTGCATACTATAATGCTAAGATTTCTGATAAAACCCCTGCTCAGTTAGAAACTTTAATTCGCGAAGCTATCTATGCTTACGATGATACTAACTTACAAAAATTCGATGGCGTTCTACGTTATTCTCAGTTAGTTCGTTTGATTGACGAGACTGACCAAGCTATCGTTAACAACACGACTAAAATTCTAGTTCGTCGTCAGTTTACACCACGTTTCAACTTATCATCAGAGTATAAGTTGAACATGATTAACCCAATTTTCCGTTCAACTATCCCAGCTGAATCTGTTATTTCAACTGGTTTCTATATTCCAAACACTGCCAACGTTCACTATATTGATGACGATGGTCAAGGTGCTTTGCGTTTATTCTACTTCGATGCGCAACAGAATAAGTATATTGTAAACCCAAATATTGGTGAAGTTGATTACGATAATGGTACTCTAATTGTTCGTAACCTAACAATTACTTCTCTAGCTGATGCTTCGTTTGAGTTTATTTTAAAACCAGAATCATATGACGTTGTTACAGCATATAACCAGATTGTACAAATCGCACGTAGCTATTTGAGTGTTAAAGTAATCAACGATATGACTGCAGCTGGATCTAACCAAGCTGGTAAGAACTATATCTTCACTTCTATCAGAAACCTAAAGTAATATGGCGAATGCTAATGAATTAGATTTTAGAGTTGGTCTTAAGAATCTGGTAGCCCAACAGCTACCAGAGTTCATCAGAGCAGAATATCCGACATTCGTTGCTTTCGTTGAGGCATATTACGAGTTTCTAGATAATCAAGGTGTAAACCTTAATAACATTAGAGATATTGATGAAACGTTAGAAGATTACATTAAGTTTTTCAAAGCCGAACTTGCTCATAACTATCCAGTTGTTTCTAAAGACTATAAAACTGAACGTTTCCTTTTAAAGCATATTAAAGAACAATATCTTGCAAAAGGTTCTGAAGCATCATATAAATTACTGTTCCGTCTATTGTATGGTAAAGACGTTTTCATTGATTATCCTGGTCGTCAGATGCTTCGTATTTCTGACGGTAGATGGCAACAAGAAGTTTCTTTATTTGTAAAAGTATCACAAGGTGATGCATCAAAAGTAATTGGTAAAACAGTTACTATTCAAACTGCAAAAAGAATCTATAATACTGATGTTGTTAAGGGTGTTGATGCCGCAACTGCTATTACAGCAACTGTTGAAAATGCTATTGCAATTCCTGGATTAGATAACGTTTATGAAATTTTCTTAGATAGAAATTTCTATGGTGACATCTACCCTAACAACTCTATTAAATATGGTTCAGAATTTCAAGCTGTAATTCTACCATGTACTGCTAAAATTAAAATTAACCAACCTGGTAAAAACTTTAGACCTGGTATGGTTTTCCAGTTAAAAACTGGTGAAGGTACACCTTTCTGGTTTAAAGTTTCATCTATTGATGGTAATGGTGGACTTAAAACAATTGATACTATTCGTTTTGGTTTACAATATAACACAGACTTCTCTGTAACGGTTTTACCTTCATCTGCTGTAAGTTCTAAACGTAAAATTACTCAAGCAGTATCAAACTTAACATTCAAAGTTGATGCTGGTAAAATTCGAGATTTAGAAATTGTAGATGGTGGTGTTGATTATACTTTACCACCATTAATTACAATTGATGGTGACGGTACGGGTGCAGCTGCTCACGCTGTTATTTCTGGTGGTGAAATTGTTGACGTTATTATGGATAATCTTGGTGACGGTTATACCTATGCTTTCGTCAATGTTACACCAGACCCATTAGATGTTACTGGCACAGGTGGTGCTCTACAAGCATTAATTGGCGCAGACTATGATTACACTTTTAAAGATAACACCGATGGTTTTACTGAATCTGGTTATCTGAATGAGGGCGACTATTGGGATATTACTGAACATGGTAGATTAGCTGCTGCTACTGCAATTATTAATGATAATGTAATCACAGATATTAATGTAACAAACGGTGGTAGTGGTTATACAACAGCAACTGTTTCTATCGCAGATACCACTGGTACTGGAACAACTGCAAGTGTTGTAATTGAATCTGGTGTTATAACTAAGATAGTCATCAATAACTTCGGTCACAACTATACAAACCCAACTGTTACAATTACTGGTGATGGTGCTGGCGCAGCTGCAACTGCAGTTGTTCGTGACGGTTGCGTTACTGGTTTTAATATTACTAATCCTGGTATTGGTTATGACTTAAATTTACCAGTTATTGATATTGATTACCCTAACGATGGTTTGGGTGGTAAACTACCACATAAAGCTACTGCAAAACCAACAATCAGCAATGGTTTGATTACTTCTATAAAAGTAACATATCCTGGATATGGTTATACATTATCTTCATTACCAACTGTTAGAATTTACGGTTCTTATGGTTATGCCAACGGTGCATATGTTGGTTCTATTGCTCGTCAGTTCTTTATTAACGCTTCTGATACTGTTGGTAGAGACCCTGCAATTCTAAACGTTTCTCTAGAAGCTGTTGCCAAGTATCCTGGCTATTACAAAACTAACGACGGTTTCTTGGATGACTCTATGTTCATTCAAGACTCATACTACTATCAGTCTTTTGCATACGTATTAAAAATTGATGAACAGTTAGAGTCTTATGCTTCTGTTATTCGTTCTATGTTACACCCATCTGGTATGGCGATGTTTGGTGAATATAGTATTAATAACAAAGTAAATTTACAAGTTGCTCTTACTTCTCTTGTCAAATCTCTTGGTATTACTTTGTACGACGAAGCTATTATCATGGATGGTTGGCAAGTTGATCAAAACGGTGTTCCAATCAGTGGTAATTTCTATTCATTCTATAAGGATTTGTCAACAACATATTCTGGAATTACAGAAACTATCACTAATATCAGAACAACAAAGGTTCTAAGCGAAATCTTTGTAAATATGACTGAGCCTGTGTTTACTAAGGTATTTGGTAAACGTATTGGTTTTACTGGTTCTGCAGAAACAGTATTCGCAATTGACGAAGTTGCGAAGAAAACGTTCACTAAACCAGTTCAAGATACTACACAATTGGTTGAGAATTTTACAAATAAATTCTACACCAAAAATACTCTTGATTTCCAACCAGTCACAGAGCAACACGCTATTGATTTTACCCTAAATACAATTATTGATCCATTGCCTGGAGTTTATCCTGAAACTGGATTCCTTGTTTTGAACCCATACGATGAAGGTTCTTACCAAGCTGAACATTATTCTAACGAACGAGATTCAACTTTCTCAACATAAGGAGATAAAATGACTGAACAATTCAATCAAAGTCAAGTGAGCCCAAAGGGATGGGTTACTATTACAAAAACAAACGAAGCTGGTGAGATTACTCAACAATTCGAAGTTCCCAATCTAGTTGTTACTACTGGTAAAGTTTACATTGCTGGTAAAATGATTGCAACTGATTCTAACGTTCCTATCGCTATGTCACACATGGCTATTGGTACTGGTACTGCATCACCTGCAGCTGAAGACACTGCACTAGGCACTCAAACTGGTCGTGTTCTATTATCAGGTTCTTTACAAGAAAATAACTCTATTACTTACACTGCTACTTTCCCAGCAGGTACTGGTACTGGTG